TAGTCGTAAGTCTCGTCGCTCTCCTTAGTTATGGAAGGAATATTGGGGAGCGTTCCTGCTGAGAGGTCAAATACTGTAGAGAGTGTATCACTCTTCATAAGCTCAGCGTCGAAATAAGTTTTTAATGTATCGTTTAGAAAATCGAAGACTACAGCTATATGTACAAATGAGGCAGATACATCTAAAATATTTACACCATTGGTATTTACTGTGCTGGCACATGTAGAGCCTAATTCTGAGATAGACGATGTTTGCATTTCCCCGTCTATTATATTCATAGACTCGGCTATACACACACTATGCCCAAATGTTCCGTCATTTTTATTCTGAGAAACTGTTGGGAAGATTCCAAATTCTAACCCACTGGTTCCTGTTACCCCTCCCCTATCTCTGAAACCTATCATCATGCCATGGACTTTATTAATATCATGATACCCAGTACTAAGAGCACTCCTGTTCGCATAAATATCACCTTGGTTAGTCCCCTGAGCCTGGTTGCCTCCTGAGTTTTCGCAAGCTGCTATAATTCTATATCTATGTGCAGCTGTAGTAGTTAGAGTTGGTACATGAGCCCAACAGTCGAATGTAACCCCCCCACCTTTCTTCGTATCCTTATTGTACTCGTTGTTGGCTAAATAGAATAAGTTATCTAACTCTTGAGTGGTTAATGATTGCTCCGTACCGTTAGGGGTAAAATTACTAGGAAGTCTTACATACGAGGGTGAGCCTCCATTATAAGTTCCATTTAGTTTAGGAATTGCCA